AGCGCTTCAGGATCGTACGGACCTACCTGACGGATGACGGCGGGATCGAGATCACGGCAGAAAGGAGTGACGAGAATGGCACGGACGAGGAACCGGACACAGACGACGACAGTGACGGTTGACGCGGTTGACCAGCTGACGTCGAAACTCAGCGAGATCGGCGTGGACTTTGTGCGCGACGCATGGCTGAACAAGGCGCCGGATAACTACGGCGTGGTGGAACTTCAGGGCGAAGCCAGGCAGCTGTGGGCGGACGGGAAGCTGCTCGACTCCATCTACCGGGTGATCGTGACACTTTACGTCCAGGGGGACGACGATACCTACGCGAGCCAGGTGCAGAGCAAGCTCGAAGACCTGGAGAGCGCCGGGAAGGTTGACCTGACGCACACCATCAGCCGTGAGTTCGCATACGACATCGGCAAGGTGAAATGGCAGTGGATCATCAACCTGTACGGCCCGCTGACCTGGGAAGAAGTAGTTCCGGCACAGAGCGAGAGCGGAGGCGGTACGTAATGGCCAGCTTCCTGGTGGAAGAGTCTGCCTGGCAGACACAGCTGGACGCGCTGGACGACCGGACGCGCCGGGAGATCCGGCACAAGATGGTCGAAAACGGCGCGAAAGTGCTCGTGAAAGAGATGCAGAACCAGATCGAAGAGCGGCACCACGTGGTCAGCGGCGACATGAAGAGAAGCGTGGCTCCCGGAGAGATCCACGATGATCTGGACGGGACGTCCATTTCCGTCTGGTCGCAGGGCTATGACCACCGCGGTGTCAGCAACGAGACGAAGTCCAAACACATCATAAACGGGCGGCGCAGCATCTTCACCGGCGAGAAGCAAAGCAAGGCGGACGACTACCTGAACGCAAAGTTCCGGAAGAAATGCGAACCGCGGATTTTTGCAGTCATGAACGAGACGTTCAACCGCTGCATGGAAGAACTCAACAAATAACGAGGTGAAAACACTATGGCGAAAATCGGAATCAAGGGGCTGGCTTATGCCCCGTACAGCTCCGGCGGCGCCGGCAGCGCGGTGGTGTACTCCACGGGCGTCTGGCTTGATGACTACATGATCAAGGCGGACATCACGGAGAACCGCAGCGACGTCAAGTTCTACGCGGATGATCATCAGATCGATGCGGAGAATGGTATCAACGGCGTGAGCCTGAGCCTGGAACTGGCGAACTTCTCTGACACGTTGGACAAGGCCCTGCTGGGCCACAAGGACGGAACCAGCCCCGAACTGAACGTCACGGACAGCGACGCTCCGTTCGTCGGCATCGGCTTCATCCGCAAGGAACGGCACAAAGGCACAGTGACATTCCACGCGTTCTGGGTCTACAAGATCCAGTTCAGCAAGGACACCGACAGCGCGCAGACAAAGGGCGAGACCGTCGACTTCCAGACGGAGACCCTGAGCGGCGATGCGATGGGCGTGATCCTGAGCAGCGCTGGCGACACGATCTACTACAGCCACGCGCGGCAGTCTTCGGAATCCGCCGCGATCTCCTGGCTGAAGGGGAAGGCCGGCATCACTTGATAAACAACGGGGGCGCTCCCACGCGGGGCGCCTCCTGCTTTTTGCGTTGAAGGGAGAAGGGATAACATGGCAAGCATTACGATCAAGGGAAAGAAGTATCCGCTGCGTTTCGATATGTACGCGATGGAACAGATCGAGGCAGAGTTCGGCGGACTCCGTCCCATGTTTGAAGCACTTGGAGGCGGAGAAGGCGCCAGCATCGTGAAAGCGTTGCGGAGCGTGTTCAGGATCCTGGCGAACAGTGCCAGGAACGAGATGGACCTGCCGGAGAACGTGACCGGCGAAGAGATCCGGCACAGCAGTGTGAAGGCCGTGACGGATGCGGTGCGGGCAGCCATCGAGGAAGGCATGAAAAGCGAAACAACCGGAGGGAACGAAGCGGACGATGAAGTCCACGACGAATACCTCGAAGAGATAGAAGCAAAAAACTGATGAACCGGCGGGAGACGCGGGTCCGCGAGTATTACGGATACGCACTCATCGCCGGGATCTCAGTGAAGGATGCCCGGCGGATGTTGCCGGGCTTTATTCGTGACATGTACAAGATACGAACGGAACACGACATCCGAGTGAACGGCGGGAAGATCGCCCGCCGGCAGATCGGCCTGTGAGGTGGAAGAGTTGGCGGACAAGGACATTAAACAGCGGATCGTACTGGAAGGCGAGAAGGAATACTCTGCGGCGATCAAGGAAGCCCAGCGGAACCTGAAGGTCCTCCGGAGCGAGCTGAAGGCGGAGACCGCCGAACTGGGCGCGAACGCAACCGCGCAGCAGAAGAACGAAGCGAAGGTCAAGAGCCTCCAGAAGCAGATCAAGGAACAGGAAAAGATCGTCAAGACCTACCAGGCTGCACTGGCGGAGGTCAAGGAAAAGTACGGCGACGACGAAGAAGCCATCGCGAAGTGGGAGAACAAGCTGAACGAAGCCCGCGCGACACTGGCGAACATGAAGAACAGCGTCGACAGTGCAGGCGAATCTGTCAAGAACTTCAGTCAGGACGCCCAGCTTGGCGTGATTGCATCGAAGAGCTTCGCGGACACCCTGAAGAGCGTGGGAGACGTCGCCGGTTCTGTTGCTACGTCCATTGAGAGCGTGTTCACGTCTATCATCGGAACGATCACGGGCGCGATCGGCGCCTTGTGGGGCGAACTGATGAACATCGCGGCACGCAGCGACAACTACCTTGACCTGGCAAGTTTCCTCGGAACAAACGCGACGGACGTCCAGAAGTGGGACCGCGCGATGAAAAGCGTCGGCGGAGATCTCAGCACGGTCACGAGCATGGTATCCCGTCTGCGGTACGGCGGCAAGGCTGACAAGGTGACCGAATGGTTCGGCGTCAGTGCGGAAAACTATAAGGACGATCTGCAGTACTTCGAGGCCGTCATGAGTCGGATGGTCGCGATGAAGGACGAGATGGTCGCGAACGGCACCTGGGACGATGCCATGAGCGAGATCTTCGGCGCGAAAAAGGTGCAGGAGATCGACGGGATCCTCAGCGACTGGAAGGACATCCAGGAAGGCCTTGCTCAGTTTAATGTCGAGAACGGCGGCGTCGGCATGAGCCAGGACGAGATCGAAACAATGGGCGAGATGTACAACAAAGCCCTGCTGCTTCAGGAGACCTGGGAAGCCTTCAAGGAATCCTTCCTGGCGGGCGCGTTCGGCCAGATCGGTCTGACACTGGTAGGAGACGCACAGAACATCCTGGACGCGCTGATCAAGTACGTGGAGACCGGCGACGAGTCCGCGCTGAATGAACTGGAAGCCGGGATGGAGCAGTTCTTCAGAGATCTCGGCGAAGCGATCGAGACGGCCGCGAAAGTGCTGGATGAGGTCGGTGCGGAACTGGCGGACAGCGACAACGGATACGTCGCGATGATCGGGCGCGTGCTGCAGGAGTTCAGCGGAGTGCTGAAATGGCTGACGGATCCGTCCAGTCTGGAACAGGTCAAAGGCTTCTTCACAACGATGCTCGAGATCTGGGCAGGTGCGCGGATCGTTCAGGCTGCGTCGAATCTGCTTTCGCTTGCCACAAACCTCGGCACACTGCTCGGCGTATTTACAAGCGTTCCGAGCGGCGGGCTTGACTTCGGGAATCTCAACATTGATGTGGACGGAGCCTGGGGCGGTCTTGCGGCTGCGATTGCGAAAGCACTGACGAGCATCACCGTCAGCGTCGCGCTGGCAGCGATCCTGTGCTATCCGCTGCTGAACCGGCTGATCCACGGCGAGAGCGACGAAGAGAAGGCCGCGCGTGAAGCGATGGAAAACATCTCGAAAGTTGTCGGGCCAATGGCAGCCGGCGGAGCGAAACCGCAGTCCGGAGACGGAGGCGTTGCGTCGAAGTCGATCCTGGAGTATGCATTGTTCGGCCACTCTGACACAATGGACAAGCGCCTGAAGGAAATCGAAGACGAAGAATACGCGGCATTCGATGCGGCGAGACGCGACAGCGGAATTGGCCCGCACGGATATGTGGACGTCGTCAGTGATGAAGTCATCCATAAGGACCGGCGAACCGGCAAGACCGACGTGGAAATGGCGCTGGACAATCTGACGGAACAACTCGGGAACCTTTACCGCAGGATGCAGGAAGGCGGCGGATCGTTGCTGATGGACTCCGAATGGTGGAAGAACCGGCAGGGCGGGCTGAGCTCCAGCGACATCGCGGCGTTCCAGAGCGTTCCCGGCATGATGGCCGAAGCTGTGGCCAGCGGCGTGAGCGGTGTCCGCGTCACGCTGGACGGTTATGCAGTCGGATCGCTGGTGGCCCCGTACGTGAGCCAGATGATCGCGAGAGACTATACCTGATGAGGTGATTCGATGCAGATGACACGGCGGGTCGCGCTGAACGGCGTCTGGCTGGACAATGTGGACAGTCGGATCGTGATCAGCAGTATAGAACCCGGAGACGGAAAGGAAAACATCGCAGCCACGGACAGCGCTGCACGGTACGGCCAGCGGGTCACGCAGAACCGGCGGAGCACGCTGGACGTCGTTGTGAAGTTCATGATGCTCGAGCATGGTCACAGCGTGAACGGCCTGCAGGCGCGGGCAGAGCTGCTTGAAAAGGTGAACGAGTGGGCATCAGCCGGCGGCGTGATGACGATCAACTACAAACCAGGCCGGCGGCTGAACGTGATCCTGGTGCAGGCGCCCGGCGAGGGGAGCCTGTGGAACTACACCAAAGAGTTCTCGATCGTGTTCCGCGCGTACGCGGTGCCGTACTGGGAAGATACGGAAGACATGAAGGTCATGATCCAGAACACGAGCTCTTACACGGTGTCCGTCGGCGTGAGCGGAAGCGCACCGACGCCGATCCTGGTGGCCTTCAAGAACACGAGCGGCAGTACGTCGGATACGTTCAGCGTGAGCGCCGGCGGGAAGACGATCTCGTTCTCTTCGCTGGGCCTGGCAAGCGGCGAGACACTGACCATCAACGAAGGCACGAACGGCCTGTTTCAGGCGTATATCACGAGCACCGGCGGCGTTAACCGCAGCGCGATGAGCAAGCGGACGGCGGAAAGCGCTGATGACCTTGTAGTCAATCCAGGCACGGTCAGTGTGAGCGTGACATCGCAGCGTGTCGGCACACTTACTGTCTCGCACAGGGGGAGATATTTGTGATCAGACTTACGACAAACAGCCTGACAAAGACCGGACGGTTCAGGCCGGAGACGATGGGGCTGAACCTTGAAGAGAGGAACAGCAGCGCTACCATGACGCTTCCGATCGACGTTGAGCAGTTC